CAGATTGAGCAGTATAATATTCTAATAATTCAACTTTATATTTAAAGTTAGCTAATCGTTCTGTAGCCGCACTATAAAATATAAAATTATTAAAATCTGTATAATCAATATTTAATTTAACTCCAGATAAACTTCCTGAAAAATATGAATCAATAATTTGTTGAGATGTTTGTAAAGAAGATCCTAATAAATCATTCCAATTTTTTAATGATGTTGCATTTGATGTATTTTGTTCTGCAGAAGCATACCAATTTACTCCAGATATTACATTAAATGTTACATCTTGTATTAATTCAGTTATAGATATATTATCAATATACGGTAGTTTATTTTCACGTACTATCCAACATTTAAAATTTTTCTCTATATTTCTAGAAATTGGTTTATATAATTTTACAAATAGATATTTTCCAACAACAACACTATTAACAAATAATGCAGTTTCATTTCTAGAAAAATTTAATAGATATCTTTCATGAGCATCATCATTTAATGACGTTTGTTGTATATTATTAATATATTGATTAATTGCAACTAAAAAATGTGGATTTGCTTCATCTATAGCTCGTAAACGTATTTCTGTTCTATCTGGAGATATTTCATCGATTGCTAATAATTGTCTATTGTAACTTCCTATAATATTTTCAAAAAAGTTTAAAACTATCTTATATTTTCCACTAGTTAATTTTAAATCATTTAATGTTTGTGTTATATTAAATTTAGCTGGCTGATTTAATTGTATTTCATTACCAGTTTTATCAAATACTTGTTTATTATAATCTGTTAATGTTATATTTTGTTTTGCAGTAATCCATGAATCTCCAGAATATACATGAAATTCATTAGAACTATTTACTGATGTTAATGTAACTGGTATATATGGAAATAATGTATCCTTAAATAAAGATTTATCGATCGAACTATAACGTTCTCCTGCTATTGCATTACTTGCATTATTAATATTTTCTATATTTGAATATTGTTTTAACATATTATGTTTTTGGCGAATCTATATCCGTTCTATAATTTGTTGGTATTTTTCCATAATTTCTAGATCTAGTTGATCCTATCAATCCTTTACCAGGATCATCAATTAATTCAATATTCCAGAACATTGAACTTCGTAAATACCAAGAAGGCCCTCCTGTTTCTAATGTTAGAAAATAAGTATCATAATCAAACATATCAGTTGGATCTATTATATATACAAATTTAATATATGGCCACATTTGGGAATAACTAGTACCAGAAAATCCAATATAATTTGCATGATCTTGAGATCTTTGATACGATCTTGGTTTTGTGGATCCAAATATTGGTTTTCCATCTGCTCCTATTTTATTATTACGTCTCCATTTAGTTGGCATATCTCGTTCTAGTTGTAAGTTATATCCAGTATTACGAAGAGGATCGGATGATTCTTTTTGATTAACACTAAATCCTACTGTAAACTTTATAGTTTTGTTTGTATCATTAACTAAAGAAATAATTTCTGGTGTTAAAACAAACCCAAAACGTTCTCCTAATGGAGTTCCAGATAATGTTTGTTCAAATGGTATTCTTCTAGGGCCTTTATATCCTTGAGGATTTGCTGTAGTTATATTCCAACTATTTCCATCTCCATATGATAAATTAATTTTTCTATATTCATTTGATCCTCTATCCAAATTTGGATCTAATGGTACACGATGAAATCCACTTACTGGATCTATTCCAAACTCTGATAAATTTAAGTCAGGTAATGTAACATCGAAATTATCTGCAGAAATAGTTGTACTTGGAGGAAATGAAAAATATCTAAATTGGGTGTCAATTGTTTTTACAACAGATCTATTAGTATAATTTTGTTTAATCTGTTCAAATATTATTAATTCTTCTTGATTAGCAGGCCGGCCGGCAGTTTGAAATAATTGTAATTCTTTTTCAGCTTGTTTTTGAACTGCAACTTCTTTTATTTCTTCTGGTTTATTTGTATCTACTGCTCTAGCCATTAGTATCCTTTATTATTAATGTAATATTTCCAGAATTATCTCTTTTATTAATTGCATTTAAATTAGATTTAAAATAAATTCCTTTTGAATTATATTCTCTAATTATTTTCTGATCAATTGGAGATGGAATTGGTTCTATTATACTAGGCGGAATATTTTCTTGTTTTGAAATGTTTATTTTTTTATTTTGATCTTTAATTTGTATATTTTTTATTTCTTTGGTATAATCTTTAACACTAATTGCATTTAAATTTTTTGAATCTATAGGAACTTGAGTATTTGGAATTCTTGAGTTGCCAGTATCTCCAGTAATTGTGTCTGATGGAGTTTCTGCTGCAGGAAATGGAGCTGTATTTACAGAACCATCGTCAGGTTCTTGATTAATTAGATTATATTTAGGATCATCTACACCGCCAGGAAATGATTGTTTAGGATATTTTTTTAATTTTGATATTAGATTATAATGATTCATATATGTATAAATATTAAACTAGAAAAATATAGATAATAATTTTATCTTGTAACTTTAAAATAAAATTTATCACTTATATATTCTTCTAAATACCCATCAACAACTTTAAATTCTAATCTATAATATCGTTCTGGCATAAGTCCTGACATATCCATTTGTATAAAGCTACTAGTAGAATCACAGCTAATATTTGTATATGATGTATCATATGGAACAATTGTTTCTTCGGTTGCTGCATCTATTACTGTATATAATGAACTACTAGGAAGATATTTAACCGTTGTCATTGGAAATTCGTTACTTGGAGATCTTTGCGGATATTTATCTCTTCCAAAAATTCTTAATTTAACAACTTCTTCGTCTTTATATGATTTTTTTAATCTAGTATATACTGCATATGAATCTAAATCAATAGAAGACAAACTACCAGTAGAAAACGAAGATTTATCAAAATACATTAATATTCTAGGAACATATACAGTATTAGAATCTCTACTAAAAAATCTAACAAAACCAGAAACTGCAGAATCAGATTCATCATCATCTGAAAATTTTAATAAAAATCCATAATTAGGTACTGTATATCCTCCGCTACCAGATACCCATAATTTAACAGCTTGTGTTATATTGATATCAATATCAGTAGGACGCACAGATGTGTCTGTTAATGTAGTTGAGTCAAACGATTGAGAATATATAGTTGAACTTCCGCTTATTTGAGCAGATCCAGATTCATATAACCAACTACCTCCACTACCAGATCCAGAAATATATAATGTACTACCAGATGGCATATTTACTTCTTGACTACTAGATATCCAAAAATATGATCCAGATTTAGGATTATCCCATGTACATCCATTATTCTCCGGAGTACTTTGATAATTTAAATATCCTGTTCCATTTGTCCAATCTTGTCCAACTACATTTGCATTAATAGTATATGAAGAAGGTAAATTTTTTGCATGTGTGGTATATAATTGTAATATAAACTTACAATCATTGATTCCTACGTTATACTTTGACAAAGTATTTGATACATCATTCATATCAAATTTTATTAATGATCTAGATAATGAATAACTAGAAGTTACTCCTGTTGTTAAACGTTTTCCTATTTCTAATATTTCATCTAATCCAGTATTAACCTTAGGTTGTCCCTCATATAATGTAGAGTCATTTGATGGATATATTATTTTAAACATAATGTTTTATTTTCTTTTAATAGTTTACTACTCGTCCTTTAATATCTTTATTTAAAAATTTGACTTCAAATATTGCAGGATCTAAAGGAGGATATATTATTCCTTGTTTTGTAGCTGTATTTAAATCATATACATTTCCTGAATAATTACTTTCAGTATTATATAAATTTTTAAACTCTACATCAACTACTGAATTTACTCCCTTTACTCTTCCTAATATATTCATGATATCAGACATTACTATAGGTTGATTTATTTGCCATTTATCGACATTAAAATATGTTCTTAATTGATCTATACAATCTAATAATACTTCATTACTATTAAAATTAGTTGCAACAGTAATTTCAAAGTCGACTCCAATATTAATAATAAACGCATCGATAATATTAATTGCATCTGTTAATATTCTATAATAATTTAAATAATTTTTTAAATTTGTTTTAACAGCGTCATTTAATGATGTTAAATTTTTATTTTCATTAAATCCTAAAACATATAAATTCATTGCTAATGGATTAGGAATTCTAGTAGATTCAAATTGATTCTGTGATAATTGATCATCAGGAACAATATATGCTTTTGAAATACTTCCAAATCTTGATGGCATTGAATAAGATCTTATTATATAATCATCTCTTGTAACTAATCTATTTTGAGTAGCAAAATTTGCCATAGCATTATTTTTAATATCTTGTATAGAGTCACTCGTTTTACCACCACCAGCTGGTTTTTCATTTGTTACAGTTACACTTGATTTTACAAAATTTGTCATTGCATTTGATGTAGTAGCATTTGGATCATCATCATATTCAATATTTTGTATTTTTGTTAATACACCAGCTGATACATTATCTGCCACTCCTCCTCCTACTGTATATTGTATAGTTAATGTAGTATTAGATGGTGCTTGACCATATGCTCTTGTATATAGAAAATTTGAAGGATCTATATCAACATCAATTGGTTTTCTAAATCCAGCTAACGCATTACCAACATTATCAGGATTTGGTATAATTTCTTCATCATTATTATCTGAAATACCTGCTCCGAATTGTATTTCTAATTTATTATCACTTCTTAATCTTGTAATAAATCTTTTTGAAGTTTTTAATAGTTTTAATAAACTAGGACTAGAATCTCTATATTGAGCAAAATCTGGATCATTTTCTATTAAATTTGGAATTTCTTGAAATATTGTATCTTGTGCTAAATAATCTACTTTATACCAAGCATCTCCATCTGATTCTCTACATGATATAATATCTATAATATTAGTATCGTCAATTACAACTTTATCATATTCTTTTGGAGTAGTAAAAGTAAATTGTGCAGATTTAATTTTTCCAGAAACTACTTGAGTTGATTTTTTTAATAAGTAATATATTGGTAAATTTGTTGATTCATCACTTTCATATATTGTTACTTCGGTAGGATTTATAGATGAACTAAATGAAAAATCTACTGTATCTAATGTTCTAAATTCTGCAGCTCCGTTTTCTTGTTTAATTTGTAACCCAGGTTTAATTGTTAATGCATAATTAAAATCAGGAGAGACATTATCTCCAGATCCTATAGCTGGTACTAACTGAAATATATCAATATTAGTATATGCAGGAATAGCATTTTTTGCTTTATATCCTAATGTTCTAGCTAGATCATAAATATTTTTACGTTCTGACGCTTGTTCTAATAATGATTCTTTTAAATTATTATCTGCATAATAACTTAAAACGTCTCCTACGTAGGATGCCATTTCCATAAATAACATTCCAGGAGAAGATTCATTAAAATCATTATAATCATTTGGAAAATATTGTTTTGTAAAATCAATTAAATTTTTTCTAAATTGACCAAAATCTTTTCCTAAATATGATATGTCTTTTGTTACCTCCATTTTATTTCCTATTCAATTTTAAGTATTCCATCTTCACCTGCAAAAATTGTTATTGTTTTTTCCGATTCTGATCCAGATACTGTAAATGTAATCGATATCATTATATTATGTATCATATTAGGATCGTCATCGCTTGTAACAATTTTTAATTCTGTAATTATTATATAAGGTAACCAAAAACTTATTGCATCTGTTATTGTAGTTGATATAAAGTCTTTTAATTCAAATACATTTGGTTCAAAAACAATATTTAAGAGATCTGTACCAAAATTTGGTTGTAAATACCTTTCTCCTTTTCTTGTTAATAATAATGTTTTAACATTTGTAGATGCCTGATCAAATGTTGTAAATGTTTTTTGAAAAACACCTGGCGCGTTGAATGGAAACTTAACTCCAATAGCCCTATTGGGAGTTAATGTATTTGTATCTATTTCAACTATTTTATATGCCATTATTTATTTTTCTTTTTATCAATTGCTTTCATTAACGCAGTATAATCTTTAGTCATTGCTTTTGCTACAATTGGATCAACTTTCATAGACTTACCAGTTTCTGGATCTTGCATAACTGCAGATGCAGCAGTAGACATTGTTCGCTGTACTCCAAAATTTCTTGCATCTGTAGACGTCATATGAATATTTTCATTCATTATATCAGCATAACTGGTTTGTTCTTTTAAAGCTCCTGTTTCATTTAATACCGAAGCAAATTTATTTTCTTTGAATTTACTATGTTTTTTTACTGATACTGGTTGTTTTATTTCACTAACCGTACGTTGTAACCCTTCTTGTAATATTTCAGTTAGTTCTTCTTTAATTACTGATCTAACTTCTTCTTTTACGATTTTTCTTAAAACTTGTATAAACTTTTTTTGTTCCATAATTATTCTTCTTTTTTTATAAATATTAACATTAGAAATTTACGGGCGTCGGCCAACCAGAACTTGTTTTAGGCCCGTAAATATTTTTATTTTTAGTATCTACATAATAATCTCCTGGTTTTCCTACTGATATTTTTGGTGCTCCTTCTCCATTATATGATTGAGCTGGTGCTTCTTGTAAAGATTTTAATAAATCTTGTTGTGTATCTACTAATGATTCAATTAATCCAATTCTAGATTTAATATCTTCAATTCCTGTATTTATTTCTGTATAAAATTCACTTCCCATTGTTTCGTCATCCTTTCTACTTTGTTCACTTCCCCATGCTATTCCTGTGCCTGGATCTATTTCTCCATCCCAAATCCATATACTTCCATCAGTATCATTATATGGACTTTTAGGATTAGGCGGAGGATTTAATGGAGATCCATTATTTCCAGATCCTTGAATCAATAACCAAGAACCAGCTGGTTGTTTTTCTGGAATACTATCTGAAAAATCTAAATTATCAATTGCATTACGTAAAGAATTAGTTGCATTAATTGAAACTTCATCACCACAAACTCCTCCAATTTGTACTGCTACATCACCTAATCCTCCTAAAGCAGATTCTAATGATGTTCGTATTTGCGGAGGTATAGTGCCTAATTGTTTAACTGCAATTCCAGCATTTGCTAAAATCATATTTTGAACGATTACTAATTCAGCTGCTAATACTGGTAACGCTGTAATAGGATTAAGTAATTGTAATGCTTTTATTGCATTTGCAATACCTACTAATGTTTTTAGCAAATTAACAATTTTTTCTATTAAAGGAACTAATTGTAAAATTTTTTGGACTAATTCTTGGATTTGTCGTATTCTTTCTAATAAATCTTGAATGTCTGGAGAGTCACAATTGCAATCATCTGGCAATTTAGCACAATCAGAAATAACTTTTTCAATCTCTAATTGTATTTTATTTATAAATTTTACTATTTGATCTACTATTAAAGCTACTGCTTGATTTGGCAGAGCTGGTATTTTATCTAATGGAAATGAAACTGGCATAACTTGTCTTTCTATTTATCAAAATAATGTTTGTTACTATTTAAATCACCTATGGATTTTAATATATTAATTAATTTTCCTTGTTGTAATGGACTAGAAGCTATACCTGCAGGTCCTATTACTCCTGCTGAAATAACTGCTACTAAATCATTTAATATCATTCTTAATTTATCTCCTTTAACTAATGGATGTCCTGCATTTTCTGCTCCAATTCTAACTTGTGGAGCTCCTAATGTTATTCTATTTGGTGAATCTAATATAATAGAATCAGATTTAGCTCGTAAAATAATTCTATTTGCATCTGCAACTAGTTGCGATGTTTTAAAACTATTAATAGGAGAAGATTTTGTTGGAGTTCTGTATAATTTTAAATCAATTAACTGCTGCATTGATGTTAAATATAATGAAGAAAAATCGTTTTTAAATGATTCAATAGTAAATAATTTATCTTTTTTATCAAAGTGTGCATTTGACAATATTATTATAGGATCTCCATCTGCATTACCTTTCCATGTTGGCTGAAGTGTATATGATCCATTATTTACAGTACTGCCTAATCGTATACTATTACTAAAACGTCCTTGTATTATAGTATCTCCTTCGAATATTTGTAACTGAGATACTGATTTTTGTTTAAAAGATTCTCCTAATGGATTTTGTTGTCCAACTGCATTAACATTAGATGTTTGTGCTTCAGCAATACCGGGTAATGCATTATGGTTAACATTTGATTGTATATTATATGCAGGAAAATAATACCATTGTCTTCTAAATTTATCTACAGTACTAAATTCATTAGTTCCTTGAAATATTAATACATGTTCTCCAATTAATGGAATATCATTATGTCTAGGATTAGCAGGTCTACAAGATATTTCTTGTGTTCTTCTTTCATCATATGTACGAACAACGACAGATCCAAAATTTGACTTATCATTTTCTTTATATGTGTCAGTTATATTATTTTGAATAACTTCGGCTAATAAAAAATTAACTTCCATTTTTATTCTCCAATGATTTTTTTACATTGTTAATTTTTTCTTGAAGTTCTTTATCTTCATTTTCAATTTTTTCTATTTCATCTGATAATTCTTCTTGAAAAGTATCATCTGCAATTTTTAATAATTGATTTTTTTCATCATCGCTTAATAAAGAAGATTCGCCAGTAATAGTTTGTTGAGTTGATATATATCGTTGAACTATTGCTGTTAATTTAACTAAATGATCGTCATTTTTAACAGCTACATCAAGATACTCTTTAATTAAAGGTACTATTATAGTAGCATCAGAAGCTGTTCTTATGAGTGGTTGTAATTGTGATATTAATTGATTTATTTGTCTATCTTTCTTTTTTGAATTATGATATACATCAGACATTAAATCAGAGAAACTAGTTCCTTTAAATAATTTATCATTTACATCCATAATGGACTCCTTTTAATAATAAATATTAAAAAGGCAAATTCACGAACTCAGTACGTTCATATTCTAAAAATTTTGTTGAATATATTTGTTTTAATACTTTTATTACTTTTGTAATATTGTTTGTTTCTAATCCAGTACGTTCTCTTATAAAAACATATAATGCTTTTTTATTAAATTGTTCTATGTTTTGTCTATCTTCAAAAATATGTAATATTGAATCAGCAACATGTATATCAGTTTGATTCGTAAATATAAAATTTAAATTTTCATAACAATATGATACATATGCATCCATAAAATATTTTAACGTATCTTGCATTTCAGTGTTATGCATTTCTATCATTACATTTCTTTGATCATCAATATTAACAGGTTCTGCTGTTTTCTTTAACTTAGAATATCCCTTTTGATTTTCAGCAATTAAATAATTAAATGCAGTTCTTGTATAATAAGAATATGCTTTTCCAGCATTTGGATTAAATTTATCTAAACGAATTGTTAAATATGTAACTAAATCTGTTTGCAAATCACGAAATGTAGAATCAATATATTCACATTTCATTTTATTTATCAAATTTTCAGCTAACTTCATGAAAGCAGGAAATATAAATCTTCTATATATTTTCTCTTTTAATACTTGATTATCTTCAGATCTATTATATGCTGAAACTGAATATTCAGTAATTTTAGTCCAATATCTATTTGATTTTTTCTTCTTTCTCCCCATTAAATTCTTCTTCTAAATTTGTTATTACATTTTTTAATAAATCAAACGTAGTTCCTGCCTCATCATCTTTTTCAAAAGCTCCAATACGATCAATACGTTTCATTTCTTTATATGATTCATTTATTTTTTGATACATATATTGAGACATTTCTTCTAATTCTTTTATATATTCTTCTTGATCTGCAGTAACATTAGCTAATGTCAATGATCTCCATACAAAATAAACAAATCCTCCTGATAATATTAATAATCCTATTATTTCAAATATCATGATTCTCCAAATGTTTTAAATATATCTGTTATTGATTTGTCAATATCTGGATTTTGTTCTGCTAAATTTTTAATTGCTGTTTTTTTAGTAGCTTTTGTTTTTGCACTAACTGGATTAGGAGAATTATTTTTATAAGATCTCCATCTTTCATATTCTATTTGAGATGCCATATGATCTGCATGATGTAATAGTAAAGGCAAATTAGTTTTTAATTTAGCTTGTGCCGATCTTGCAATAAAATATGGTTTATTAGCATCATCATATATACCATCATGTATTCTAATAGCTTGATATTCATTCCAAGACATTTGAACTTGATATTTTTGAAGTAAATATAGTGAAAGATCTGGCACCATTGTGAAAGGAATATTTTCATTATGCTTATACATTCTTCCCATATTCTTTCTATGCCAATCAGAAGTTTCTACTTGATATACTTCTCTTCCTTTGCCTGGAAATCCACATTTACCTAAATCATGATGCATTGCTGCAAACATCA